ATAAAACCGGAGGAAAATTTAATTTACTAAAATGGGATAGACAAGAAAAAACATATTATCCCATAGAAATAAATTTATATGAACAAGGAAAGATTGAAGAATAAACTTGACATAGGATATTATGATAATATATTAACACCACTAACCACGAAAGGAAAAAAGACATGAGTATAAACTTAGAAGAAGACAAAGTTGATTCGTTAAAAAATACGAATGACTTTAAACAATTATCGGAACAGGTTGTTAAGTTAAGAACCTTAGAAGATAAATATGCAGCTAAAGAAGAAGAGCTAAAAAAAATAAAAAAAGATATGGACGTTTTGTCTGGGGAGGTTATACCTACCATGATGACAGAAATGAATGTAGCAAAATTTAGTTTAGAGGATGGGGCTGGCGTAGAAGTCAAACCCGTCTATGGTGCTTCAATTCCTAAAGCAAAGGAAGAGGAAGCATTTAACTGGCTTCGTAAAAACGGCCTAGGTGATCTTATTAAAAATATGGTCACTGTTTCCTTTGGTCGTAACGAGGACAACAAGGCAGCAGATTTTGCTGTCCTTGCGCAAGGTCAAGGATATCAACCTTCCCAGAAGTTAAAGGTTGAGCCTATGACTCTTAAAGCATTGGTCCGTGAGCGTCTTGAATCTGGGAAAGAGATGCCTACGGATCTATTTAACGTGTTCGCAGGAAGCCGAACCAAAATAACGAGGAAATAGAAAAATGAACAAAGAACCGACAACAAAGAAAAACGGTGCACTGTCAACAAACGTTGTGTTTGAGGCAGATGCAAACGTTCAAACTGGAACAGTAACTCAAGATGATCTTGCGTTACCGTTTCTTAAAATACTTGGACAGTTATCTCCAGAAGTAAATAAGAGAGACGGCAAGTATGTAGAGGGAGCAGAGCCTGGAATGATATACAATTCAGTAACAGGCGAACTCTTTAGTGGTGAGAATGGAGTCCAAGTGATTCCATGTTACTACAAACTCGAATACGTCGAGTGGAAAGACAGAGGGAAAGATGGATCTGGTGCTCCGGTGAATATCTATCCTTCGTCTAGTGACATCATGACTAAGACAACTAGAGGTGGGGACTTCAAAGATAGATTACCTAATGGTAATTATATTGAGAAGACTGCACAACACTTTGTGTTAGTTAATAGTAGCTCACCATCAACCGCATTAATTGCTATGAAATCTACTCAATTAAAAATTAGTAGAAAATGGAATAGCATGATGCAAAGTATAAAGATGCAAGGTAAGAACGGTTTGTTTACACCCGCATCTTTTAGCCATCTTTATCAACTAAAAACTGTGCAACAGTCTAACGACAAAGGCACATGGTTTGGTTGGGAAGTGAGCAAAGTAGGTCCAATCGAAGACGCTGCATTATATCAGACTGCTAGAACTTTTGCTGAGAGTATCTCAAAAGGAGATGTTCAAGTAAAACATGGCGAGGATGATGCTGCAAAAGCGACGGACGCTCACTACTAAAATTCCTTAAAGGAATTGTTGCAACTGGGGTGGTTAGGCGAGAGTTGAGCCACCCCTTATTAAAAAGATGGAAAATAAATTTATAGAAATATTTACAGGTCTAAAGAGAGACTATGGCTATGCAGATATAAATTCTGCATTTAAAGATCCAGCCACTGGTAAACTTAAATTAAAATATGGATGGGCAGCCAAACCTTTATCAGAGTCTGATTACTTAGATCATTTGTCAGGAAAAAAATCTATTGGAATTCAACCCTGTAACGATGAAGGTCTTGCTAAGTTTGGAGCAATAGATATTGATTCAGAGGAGTATGATAATTTTGATCTTAGAAAATATTTAGAAATTATAGATAAAAAAAATATTCCAGTGGTCCCCGTTAAATCAAAAAGTGGCGGACTCCACATTTACGTATTTTTTAAGGAGCCAGTCAAAGCAAGTTTTGTAAGAAATTTTTTAGACAAGTTATTATTTACATTTGATTTAAAAGCATCCACAGAAATATTTCCAAAACAAACACAACTTGGTGTGGGCTCAGATCAAAAACCGATTAATGGTAATTTTATTAATTTACCTTATTACAATCGTAATGAAAGAGTAGGTGTTAATTTAGATGGAACGGAGTTTACTTTTGAGCAATTTATAAAAGTCGTCGAGGCTAACACAAAAACTAAAGAAGATCTAGAGGAATTTGCAAATGAATTAATAAGACTTGAACTTACAGGTGGTGCAGATGAATTTATAGATGGTCCAGTGTGTTTACAAAGATTATCTAAATCTAAATTAGATGATTACAGAGATAGATTTATTTATAACTACATGGTGTTTGCTAAGAAAAAATACCCGGATAACTGGGAAGAAAAACTTTTAGAAGGCGCTAGAAATTATATTGTTTATGATAACATCTGGGGAGATGAAAAAGTAAAACAAAAAATTAAAGCTTATAAAAAAGATACGGCTGGCCATACTTGTTCAGAAGAACCTATTAATAGTATGTGTGTTAAATCAGAGTGTTTAAAACGAAAATTTGGAGTAGCTTCTGATAAGGTAAAAAAATTTCCAACACTATCAGCACTTATAAAAATAGATTATTCTCCAGACCCAGAATTTAGATTCACAGTTCATTACAACGATAAAATTGAAGGTGAGACTACACAACAAATAATTGCGAGAGATATAAATTACATCATGGACCAAGAAAAACTTAGACGTTTAATTGGGGCACATACACCTATCCCACCACCACGAATCAAAGGTGACGATATGCAAGGTATACTAGACAACTTATGGCAAGGAATGAAAACAGAAAAAGCTCCACCAGGCACTTCACCAAAAGAAGTGCTGCATAAACATTTAGAAGATTACATACATGGTGTTCCAGCCGTTAGTGATGCTGCATTTAGAAGTGGAAGTACGTTAATAGACACTGACGGTTTTGCATATTTTGTATTCGATCCTTTTTATAATTTTTTAAAAAATAAAGAATGGAAATCTAAAATTGACAGAACCGGACAAATGTTAATGGACTTCTTTAATGCTGAACTTAGACACCCTAAAAGATATCCTAAAAAAGCCTCAGAAAAAAAATCCAATAATCCTGTAAGATGTATAAAAATATCTATGTCTTATTTTAACAAAGAAGAAAATGAAATAGAGATCTTACCAATGAAGAGTAAAAAAGAAATTCTTTAATGACAAAGGTCACAAAAATATATGGCCCTCCAGGGACAGGAAAAACTGAAAAATTAATTAGAAGAGCTATGGCCTACATAAGAGTAGGTACCCCAGTTAATAAGATAGGTTACTTTGCTTTTACGCGTAAAGCTGCAAATGAGGCAAGAGATAGAATGCTTAAAAAAAATCCTCAGTATAAGAAAAAACAACTTAGATATTTTCAAACATTACACTCTTTAGCTTTTCATAGTTTAGGTTTAAAAGAAGAAAATGTTATGCAGGACTATCATTACAATGATCTTGGGAAAGAGCTCAGTATAAGAGTCAACGCTAAAAAAGATGCAGACGCTTCGCCTTACTTAACTTGTGATAACGAATACTTTCAAATTATTTTAAAAGCAAAAGAAAAAGATATTCCTGTGTGGGATGAATATTGCACAGGTGAACACTCTACAGATGTAGAACCCGATTTACTAAAACACATTGAAGCAAATTATAATAAGTACAAACATCCTGATATAAATAATTTGGTGGACTTCACTGATATGATTCATGATATTGTAAATAGTCCTGAAAAAATTCCTGAGTTTGATGTTGTCTTTATTGATGAAGCTCAAGATTTGTCACCCATACAATGGAAACTTTATGACATATTAAAATCTAAATCAAAAAATATTTATCTAGCAGGAGATGATGACCAAGCTATTTACGGTTGGGCAGGTGCAGACGTGGATAGATTTATACAAGAACCAGCGAAAGAAAAAGTATTATCTAAATCTAGAAGGATTCCAAAAGCAGTTCAAGATATTTCAGAAATTATTACAGCACGAATCGAAGGACTTCGAGCAACAAAAAATTATTTACCTAGAGCTGAAGAGGGATTATGTAGTAAAATCAATAGTTTAGAGAACATTGATTTGTATCAAAATAAATGGTTAATTTTAACAAGAACGATATCTAGGTCAAAAGAAATATGTAATTTATTAAAAGTAAAAGGTTTATATTTTGAAAACAAACATCAAAAAAGTTACAACACCAAACTTTATAAAGCAATAATTAATCACACCAAATGGTTAAATGGAGAAAAGATAGCTGACACAGAACTAGAGGACATTAAAGAATACATGGGAAATAGAGAACTTAAAAAAGATTTAAAATGGTTTGAATGTTTTGACAACGCATCCGCAGAAGATAAAATTTATATAAGATTATTGTTATCTTACAGAGAAAAATTAAGTGAAGAGGCACGAATCAAAGTTTCAACTATTCATGCAGCAAAAGGAGGTGAGTGTGAAAATGTAATTTTAGTATTAGACAATGCTAAAAAAATAAGAGAGGCTACTACCAAAAGCATAATAAAGCGTGACGAAGAGCACAGAGTATGGTATGTAGGTTGCACCAGAGCAAAAAGAAATTTATATTTAATGAGAGCAAAAATAGAACGAAAGGGTTATCAATTATGACACATAAAGATATATTTGAAGAAGCATTTCCTCAGTTTACTCAGGTCGGTGGGAATCACTACACTAAGTTTCCTATTCAGCCATACGAATTTATTTCAAAAAATAATCTCTCGTTCTTTCAAGGGAACGTTGTGAAATATGTTTGTCGTTATCAGCGGAAAGGGGGAGCGGAGGATCTCAAAAAAATCGTACATTATTGTCAACTAGAAATGTTGAAAATGAAAGATGCAAAAAAATAATATTTTAATTTTGCACGCAGAATGGTTGAGGGAAAATGTATCACAAAAAGCAGCTAAAGAATGTTTACAACAAGCAGAAGACGATAAGCGTTCAGA